TTAATCCTCTGTATCTACTCTCTTACTGACCTTTGCAAGCAGCGCTCTATCTGCGTCTGTCATTACATTGGCGCTGATCTCCTGCTGATCTACAGGCTTTTCCCCGGCTGTATCACGCACAAACGTGGCTGCTTTGGTATCTCCAAACAGCACCGCTGCGTTAACCATGGACATTGTGAGCAGATCACCCAGTGTACAATCCTTTGGCAGCTTGTCTGCGTTTGCTCCTATCATCTCTTCGGGATTTTCCACCTGTTTTGCAAGGATATAGTCAAGAGACTCTCTCATGGTCCGTCTATGCGCCTGCTTTGCGTTGCTTGCTTCTGCTCCCATCCTCTGGATCTCTCTGGCATCCTCTGAGTTATTTAAGCATCTTACATATCCATGATTAAATACTCTGTACTTCATCGTCTCATTTCTGGTGTTGGTTGGAAGCTCTCTGTATCTCTCAAAGAATATTTCATCCGGTACTATATGATTTCCTTTATCGTCTACCGGATAGTCATCAATATTGATAGGCTTCTGTTCTTCCTGCGTGTCTACTGTCTGATCTCTATTGTCTGTTGATGTCTGTTGCTCGTTGCCAGCCTGTGTGCTGGTCTTAATTATATCTGCCATAGTTGGCAACCTCCTATCATGCTTATACTAATAAGTCAACTCCCTCTATCGCTGCCCTTGCCTCTAATACTGTTATATAATCGTTCATTGCTCTGATCTGTAGATTGTAGATGCTCCTCGGGCATGCCGGATCAAACCCAAGCGTGCCATTGTCCCAGTCATGCAACATATTTGCCAACTTATCTCTACGTATCTTAGTCTGAGCATGCTCTGCCGCAAATCTATCCTCGTAATCATTGCTCTGCATCATGCTTGCTGTATCACCAAGTGTCATTTGTCTCTCCTTTTGATTTTGTGGATCAAATCTATTACCATACATGCGACACCGGCAATCATTACTATTGCAATTGTGACCAGTGTCAATACTCCGATCAGTGCCAGGGTCTTGATCATATTACTTACCCTTATGTCCTTTGCCTGACTTACCGCCTTTGTCTGATTTGTCCATCTTGCCGGCCTTACTATATGCAATTGCTGCAGCCTGCTTTACCGGTTTGCCTGCCTTAACCTCTGTTGCAATGTTTTTTGATATTGTTTTTGCAGATGATCCCTTTTTAAGCGGCATACACATACCTCCCGCGCATTTTGCGCATAAAAAAAGCACCTACTGTTATAGTAGATGCCTGTCTCTTTTGCCTATTTGTATATATTACATTATATCACAGATTTTTGACTAAAAACGATAAGTTTTGTTAAACTTAATTAAACTTATTTAATTGTATTGCATGATAGCATGCAAACTTGCACAAAAATCTTGCTCGATGTTTGGTTATTTTGCATATTGCATGATATCATGTACAATGCTACGATGTACTCAACAACAAACGAGACACGCCACAAATCAATAATCAATCCGGCGTGAATGGAGGTAACAACATGAAGCATTTAAAAAACATACAATCATTTGAGGATTTAAAAGAACAATTTAAAAAGTTAGCAAGAGTCAACCATCCAGATGCAGGCGGAAACGCTGAAATTATGAAAGAAATAAATGCAGAATATGATGTATTATTCTCTATCTGGAAAACCCGTTATAATGCAATTGTAACAGCAGATCAACAATCAACAGAAACAGCAGACAGTACAAGAACAAAATTCTATTCGCAAAACGGATGGGAAGGAAATAATCACGATTGGAATAGAACCTTAAAAGAAATCGCTGCTATTGTTAGAAGTTATGTAAAAGAAAAATATCCAACATTCAAATTTAGTATTAGAACTTCTTATGCTTCTATGTGTCAAGAATTGCATATATCATTAAAAGAAGCACCTTTTGAACTTTACAAAACACTGGATCAGCTAACTGAAGAAGATATAAACGGAATAATTCGCAAAGCAAATCATAGTTTTGAATGGACTTTGAAAAGTTGGTATCCAGAAGAAGCGAAAACAGAAATAGAAAGAATATGGAATAAATGCGGTACATCTTATAAGGTTTATCGTGATGATATATCAGAAATGTTGAAAGACGTTGATACATTCGTTAATTCCTACAACTTTGAAGATTGCGACGGAATGACAGATTATTTTCACGTAGATTTTTATTATTTTGATTGCAAACCTGACTATGATTTCAAAGTTGTAGAAAAAGTTGCAAGAATTAAAAATCAAGCTGAAACACAAGAACCAGAAAGTAAAACAATTGAAAGTGTAGAAAATAATTATACTTATGATATTAAACAAGATACAGACACCAGAGACAACAGCAAAATATTTGTTGTAAAGGTAATCGAAAAATTAGACCGTGACGAATATATCAAAGTAAATAACAACATGAAATCAATAGGTGGTTACTACAGTAAATTCAAGCATGGGTTTATATTCAAAAATGATCCTAGTGAATTACTGAATGGTGATATTAAACAGGATGCACAAGCAGAACATGAACAGAAGCAAGCTAAACGGCAGCAATTAACTGACAAGATTAATAAACAGATTGAAAGCACACAAAAGAAAATTGATGCTTTAAGCGGTGAGTATAAAACAAACACTTGGAAACGTATGAATGAACAAGCAAGCAGAGATTCAAAAATAGAAGGCTATCAGCAAGATATAAATATATTACAGTATCTTATTGACACACTGGAAAACAGAGCCTTGACGCCACTCGAGGAAAATCTAATCATTTCATCATTCAGGAATGAAATAGACGTATACTATAAACGTAATGAAGCATATAACAAGCCAAACAGGGGAACAGCTTTAACACCTATTGAATTCCCTAAAATCAATTATAACATTCCTTTAGACGGATGGTGGAATAAAGAAGTGCCAACACATCAAAAACGGTTACAAAAAGCAAATATATATAATACCAGTGATTTATTGAAAGCGGTTGAGGAATACAAAATCATTTATGATTTAATCAACAAACCAGTTAATCACAAGGAAAAGAAAATCAAACAGCTAGAGCGTGAATATAAGATGCAACAAAAAGGAGATATAAACTTTACACCTTCAGAAGTCGCGGAACAGCTTATACAATACGCTAAAATTGATAGTAATAGCAGAGTATTAGAACCATCGGCAGGTATTGGAAATATAGCGGATCAGATTAAACAGTATACAAATAATATTGATGTGTGCGAACAGATGTATCACTTTTCCGAATTGTTAAAATTGAAAGGTTATAACGTAGTTGGTAATGATTTTCTGGAGTATAACACGGATCAAAAATATGATGCTATTATTATGAATCCGCCATTTTCGGATGAACAGAACCATATTAAACACGCTTATGATTTATTAAAAAATGATGGAATACTGGTTGCGATATCATCTCCACATTGGACATTTACAAATGATAAACAATCAGTCGAGTTCCGTGAATGGTTAGAAAATGAAACATATTTCACGGAAGATTTAAAAAGTGGAACTTTTGAAATGACAGGAGTAGCAAGCAAGATTATAGTAATAGAAAAACATGAACAAGAAACCATTAAAACAGCATAAAAAGGTAAACAGCCAATGAATCCAACAACAGACGAAGTCGTCATGACTCGCCGAATTGGGAGCAATCGTCTAGTGGCGATTGGAAATATTGAATAATCCATATAAGCGCTATTTCCCACGTGCAACCGTTATCAGGCGGTCACACAATCAAAAAAATTGAGTTAACCGGGCAATGTTCATTATTTGCCTAACCAAATTGGTCTGTTGTAAAAAAGAAAGGAAATTTTGTATGTATAACGAAACCAAAAAGGCTTGTAACAATAGATATTTGTCAAAGTTTACTACTGTTTTAATCCGTATGACTCCAGAAGAAAAAGCGGAAATCAAAAAAAATGCCAAAATCTCCGGAAAAAGCGTAGCAAAATACCTAAAAGACCTTGGCCTTCATAAAAATTGAGTTAACCGGGCAATGTTCATAATTTACCTAACTAAATTGGTCTGTTGTAAAATAAAAAAGCCACCGGATTTTATTCCAATGGCTTTTTCTGTGTAAAAATTCGTAAAACTTTTTTTCAATCCACGCACTGGATCTCTCCGATGCGACATACACCTTGCGGTGAATAAAATAAATATTAGTGTTTCAATCCTACGGCGCTACTGTTTCCAGTAGTGGTGCGACATATATATGATATATCTGCTTCTTGTGATTGTCGATACTACAGATCTATAATCTGTACTGCGTTTTTTAAACAAGAATTGTATCCTGTCCGGCTTACCTGCATCCACCTGCGCAACGCCTGATCAGACCATAAGTTGATATATTTGTTAAGGATCAGAGCCGCCAGCCGTTTATTTTTCATGGCATATGCTGCAGACTCTATGCGATTACGGATTAATTTGCGCTCTGCAACCGTTTTGTTGTACCGGTCCTGCAAATCCGTGATCCTTATAGATGCCAGTTCGACTGCCGAGTGTACATCATTGCTGTGTATCCCATCTGTTATCTGCATGGCATGGATTGTTGCAGTACCCTCTAATGTTTCGATTTGATCGTACAGATCCGTTTCTGTGTCCAGTATTTCGTAGTAGCTTTCGAGGTACGATATTTTATCCTTATATTCCATTCTGTCCCCCTATTTCAGCGCCAATATGATACCGGTCAATTCATCCAGCTTCTTTGCGATATCATCCCGCCCCTGGCTGTTTGCAATTGCCTGATCGACTGTTTTGTCACATTTTGTAAACAGGCTCATGATCTTGTCACTGTTCCAGTGATAATCTTCTGAAAGAGTAATACCCAAGATTCCATAAAACCAGTGCCAGTCTTCCGTGATTGTCTGTTTTCGGTACTCTTCTATTTCCTTCTGATCCCTCATGCGCTCTGCGATAAGCTCCTGCTGATACTTACTGTGCAATTTACTGCTTATGTTTTCTGCCTTGCGCATTGTTTTCGCCTGATTACGGCGCTGCTGTCTGTTCATTCTTCCACGCTTTCATCCATTTTCGCACCACAATCACAGCAATATGTCGGTGGGTCTTCTGTGCTGATTTCGTTTCCGCATTTCGAGCACTCCCATCTATCGTATACTGGATAACCATCAGCGTAACTGTCATATTCTATTCCGTTCCAGTGTGCGTGTCTTACCGGTTCAACATCTCCGGTCGGCTGATTGTCTATACTGTACAAAACATCATTGGGGCAAAATATGTTTTCATTTACTTCATTCAGCCAATCGTCTCTCATTGGTTCAACATCAATATATTTGCTCATTCTTTTACCTCACTCATATTCCTGCATCAGCCATTTGGCTTTGCATTCTCTGCAATTATCTTCCCATCCAGTTTCCTTGTATCCTATTCCGCATTCCTCATTTAGACATTTCATTCCAACCTGACAACCAATTCCATACACAAGATCTTTTCCGTATTCTCCTTCCCACCATATATCATCTTCGCTCTCACATTCTTCGTAGTTTATTTTTAAATCATTCAGATTTTCCATGATGTAATCAATGTTTAAAATTCCATTCGGCAGCTTCACGCTGTTTTCAAGTTGTCTTTGCAGATTTGCCACTTCTCTGCATTTTGCTGCGTACAGATTATCAACTCCCGCAATTTGCGCAGGTGTCAAACCTAATTTTTCATAGGCAGCCAATGCTTCGCATACTTTCTTGTTTATAAAATCGCAGTTTTCTTTTGCACAACCAACTCCACAACAAGGTTCCTTAAAGCATTCAGGAAAATATGCCATACCATTTTCTATCTGTGTCAGTCTTTCCATCACTTAACCTCACTTTCATTTTCATGTATATGTTCCTCCCACCATTCAACCTCTTTTTTCAGGGCATCTTTATAATATTTATGCTCATACCCTTTTTTCGTAAGCGCATAACCATGAATACAATATATTTCGCAAGAATAGTCATCAATTCCACCTTCTCTTGCTTTTTTAACATATCCATCCAATTCAAGTTCTTTCATGCACTTTCTTACTTTGTATACGCTTTCATGTATATCTTTTGATATCCAAGTGCAAGGGAATACTTCCGGGTGATCGTCAATTATCGCATCATGCTCACATATCCATTTCAATGTTTTATCTTTTATCTCGGTGTCTTTCATTATTTTTCCTCTAAGCTTTTGTCCCATGCTCTGAACTTAATTTCTTTCATTTCTCCACTCTTTCTCTATTTTCTTTCAATGGGCAATTGTGATTTATCGTGCGTTTCGTGATGTCTAATCCTCTGATTTCTTTGGGTAAAGCCAAGCACCACGATCTCGAACTTGAAAACCCTACTTTTTTTGTTTTACAGCAATTACAATCTTTGCAAAGCATTGTGCTTATTCCACCCTTTCCTCGGCATCCACCGAATCCCACCGTTTACCCGGATAATTCTGTGTATCCTGCTTTAAAATTGTTTCAACCGCTTTTGCTTTATCCTCAGTTTTTATCCTGCTTGTGTGGGTTATTCCGTCTATTTTTCGGGTTATTTTGTACTCTGTCATGTTCTACCTCTGATTGGCATTCTATCTCCGGTGGGTTCATGCAATTTTCAAACCACACCGGAAACAAGCTAGATCTCATCAATTCATAAAATCAAACAATGTAGGCTGACTCATTTCATTTTCAATAGACTCACAGTTTCTTACTGCCTGATCAAAATATGATTTTTTTAGTTCAATTCCTACTGCTTTTCTGTTCATTTTGACCGCCTGATATAGTTCACTTCCAATACCTGCAAACGGTGTAAATACAACATCATTTTCATTAGTCCACATTTTTATGCATCGCTCAATTACTGGCAGCTGTAAAGGACAGATATGGCGCTCATCTTCATCCTCTTTGCAATTTGCTCCGTTAAGTGTGTCTGATGGGTTTATATCCCACCATACCGGACTGTTAAGTTCATCCCAAATAGGGCTTGCAATCTGCTGCCACTCACTTACCGGAAATGTATCATTCGTGTGTGTAACTCTTTCCGGGTTTTCTCCCGGTTTTCTCATAGTCACGACATAATCAGGGATACCCATTCTGCTCATGCAACTATCTTTCTTGATCTGTTTATGCAAAAGCCCCAGAGCCTTTGTTCTCTGCATGGCAATTACCGGATCTTTCCAAATAGTAACCTCTGAATGGTAAATAAAACCGTTTTTTTGAAATTCTCTAATAATGTCTCCTCTGAAATCCTTGATTCCGATATATCCATCACGTTCTTTTGATGTTGGAAGATTCATACAGTGAATTGATACATTTCTCCCCGGAATTAGTATTCTGTACAATTCCTTTACAATGAAATCAAAGTGTTTGAAAAATTCATCATCATTTTTGCTGTTTCCCAAATCTCTGTCACTGTTCGAATACGTATAAAGACTTGAAAACGGCGGACTGAAAACCGAAAAATGAATGCTGTTGTCCGGTATTCCCTGCATAATTTCGCAGCTGTCTCCGTTATATAATGTCCAGTTCTTACCATCCCTCACATCTAAAACTTCCATCATGCGTCCTTTCCTAAAAATGACGGAATCTGAAACTCTTTTGATGGTTCATATTCAGTCCGTATTCTTGTTGTGTGCTTAATCTGCTCAAGTGTCATGTCTTTCATGTTCTCTACCATCTTTGAAATCATTTCGTCCATTTGATCCTGCTTGCGCTTGATGTTATCAAGAACATTTATTTCTCTCTGTGAAATGAAAATGTACACGTTTACATCGTTTTTTTGACCGTATCTCCAACATCTTCTTACTGCCTGATAAAACTTTTCATAGCTGTCTGACAATCCGCAAAATATAACGTTGTGACAATTCTGCCAGTTTGAACCGAATCCAAATATTGATGGTTTACTGATTAGGCATCTTACTTCACCATTAGTAAATCCCAGTGCAGCGTTTTCCTTGTATTCAACTTCATCAGATCCTTTTACTTCCGTTCCATCCGGTATTGATTTTCTTAATGCTTCTGATTCATCGTTGTAATCGCACCAGACAATCCACTGCTCATCAGAATTATTTACCAGTTCTGCGGTTGCCTTTACTCTATCTGCAAGTCCCTCTTTTCTCGCTTCTCTTCTTTCCTGCAAGGTTTCCGCAGCTGTAGGTACAAGTTCAAAATCATGTATTTTTGCATCAAGTATCCTTGGCGTAAATATAAGTTTGGGGAGTGTGTAACCACTGTCCTCGTATCCTAAATCTGACGGTTTTCTTACACATACCGCCCATGTTGCAACCCACTTCCAGTATTCCTTTTCTGCATGACCTTTTAATCTCCATTTTGCAGTATCTCCGCCATCATGTATAAAATATTCGGCGAGCATTTCAGTTCTGTTCATTACTCCCAAAAACTCACAATGGTTTCCAAGTTCCATAAAGTCATTTGGAGATGGAGTTGCGGTGCAAGCAAGCTTATATTCCGTTTCGAAAAACTTATCAATTATCATTTTTTTGTATTTCCCGGTAAACGATTTTAAGATTGAACTTTCATCAAGAACAACTCCGATAAACTTAGTTGCGTCAAAATGGTCAAGCATTTCATAGTTCGTAATGTTTATTCCGGGCTCGGCATCATTTTGATTTCTACATGCTTTTACTTTATATCCAAATTTTTTTGCTTCTGTATTTGCTGTCTGTTTTACAACATTCAGGGGCGCAACTATCAACACCATTCCACCTGTAGAATCATGTACTTTTGCAGCGAATTCAAGTTGCATAATTGTTTTTCCAGTTCCGCAATCGCTAAAAACTGCCGATTTTCCTTTTTTCAATGACCACTGAACAATGTCCTTTTGGTACTCAAAAAGCATTGGATTTAAGGCGCTTCTCTCGATATCGAATCCACTATCTTTAACTTTTAATTGTTTGCTTTTCAAAAATTCCTGATATGTCATTTCATTTCATTGGAGTAAAGACGTCTTTATGCCGGCCGGCAAACCTCTTACCCCTTTCGTGTTATTTATTCAAATTTTTTCCAGTCCATCATCGTTTTCGCGATTTTTGAACGATTTATTAAAATCATTAACAAGACACCTTACAAGCCTTTCGTACTCTATAGCTTCATCAGCACTTAGTTCTCTATCAGCAATAAGAGGGTTTTCTATCATAGAGAGCTTATATTTATTTCTTATCTCGCGTCTTGTCATGTTTTCCTTTCCTTGCACCGGATTGGGTGGCTAGCCGTCCGGTGCGCCCGTGATATGATGTAGCAGCCAAATACGAATAGTTTTCAGTTACGGTTATTCTTTTACTTAATCATTCAATCACCCCCTATTGAGATCCGGAAGTAGTTCCGGCATTTTACAATCTGCATATGCACTTTCTATCTGTGGTTGCATCCATTCTCCAGCTGTCTGTCCGGATGAAAGTACAATATGTGCAAGAAACTCTTCTTCAAAGCAGCTTACTCCTGACTCAATTGCTTCGAATTTTGCCTTGATCACCAGAAGCAACGCCCTATACCTCTGCCGTTCAATCTGTTCTGTCTGCTTGTCTGTTTTCCCGTTTTCTGTTTCAATCACAAACCTGATCTGCCGGTTCTGCATTGTGAATCCAATTAAAACTTTGCTGCCAAAATATCCTGATATAAACTGTCCTGCGCCGTGTTTGCGTATCAAGTCCTCGATATCTGCCCTGCTTTTTGATACCGATACTGTGGTTTTCTCCGCATATGCCATTTTGATCACCTCGATCCGTTTATGTGGTCAATCTCTGCGTTGACCTTTTCAACCAGCCTGTGCGCGCCCCATATAACAAGTACTGTTACAATTACTACCGCTATCACAATTACCATCCCGCACCCCCTGTCTCGCTGTAATAATCTGTTTGATCAATGTACTTTTTTCCACCGTACTGCATGTGCCTGATCTTTCGTTTGTCGATGCTGTATTCCAGTAGCGAATCGTCAATTTTTTCCTGTTCCTGTTTTGCTTCCGTTTCTTTGATTTCTTCCGGTTCATATTCCTTTCCGTTTTCCCTCAGCACTGCTTTTTTGACTTTCCAACGATCCAGATGATACTTTTTTCTGATTTCTTCCGGCTCCATACCTTTCTTTAACAGTTTCTGTATCTCCGGTATCCTCAAATCTTTCCTGTCAGACAGCAGATTGTGATTCTTCAAAATCGCATACACATTGCTCCACTGAAGACCCAACGCTGCTGTAATATCTCCAATTCCTTCTCCACTGTTATACAGCGCAATAATTTCTTCATTGTGTTTTCCAACTCTTCCACTCATGGGTTCCACTTCCTTTTCAGTTCTTCGATCTTTGATTCATAATCAAAATTTCCAGTTGATGCCGGTTCCTGATCTGGCAGTTCTTCCTTTTCCTTTTCAGTCAAAAACGGTACTTCTTTCAGCGATATCCCGATTGCATCCTGCAGCTTCAGTGGAAGGTTTCTGATCTGTTTATCCCTCTGCAGCTGCACACGATAGTTTTTTACAAACTGCGACTGTTCCACGGATTCCAGTGCATCAGTATCCATCTGCGCCATTTCCCTGATGTTGTCTGCTGTACCGATTGCTTTTTGGATGACAGGTGGCAGCTTTTCATATTCGGCAACACTGTTGTATATTCCGTTCTGGATTGCTTTCCGCACCATTGACCATGCTTCCAGTTCTCCGAGATCTTCATCAGCAATTGACAGGCAATGTAACAATTGACCTATTGTCGGAGCAAATCCGGTATGATCTATTGCCACATACGTTTTCAAAGCATTAAATATGTCGTGGTAGCTGTAATCAGATAACATTTCCATCCACGATTCGATTACTTGTGTTTTATTTTCAGGATGATAATTTGGAAAAAAAACACTTATCGTCATATGAATTTTTTGCATTTCTTCTTTTGTCATGCGTTCGCCCATTGATCAAGCTGCGTATTTTGCTCAATGCCTTTCTTTGGCCTATCCTGATCTCTTGACAACCATGCATTCACGAATCTCATAACTCCCTTTACAGTCTTACGCTTTGACGGATTTGCTATGCACCATGCTCTCATATTGCGAAACTCTACATCTATGTCAACATTTGGATATAGTCGCTTAAATTCCTGATACTGTTCTATGTTAGGTCTCCATTCTTGACCAGTATTCAGAATAACTGCTTCAACATCTGCTGTGAGTTCGGTGCAATCTTCTGATTGCTGAGAACAAGTATCTTTATTCTTCTCTTTACTTTCCTTTACTTTACTTAACTTACCTATACTTACCTGTGGTACCGGATTGGCAACCACATGGCAACCATCAGAATCGGGAAGCAATGAATAAGATTGATTTTCTTTAATTCCCAGTTGGGAAAACTCTTCCTGAAATGAGGTGGGAGTATACCTATCTTTTCTCAAAGTATTGTGCATTCTCCAGTGTTTAATAACTATTACTCCACTTTCAAATCGGATGATAAATCGCTTCATGAGTAATATCTTCAAATCATCAGCACTGGCATGTGCTTTCATCATTGCTACTTGAATTTGATTATTGAATCCATCATCATCAGCAGCCTGATTCAGATGAAAATACAAAGCCTGTGTTGCAGATGGCATTTCGATAAATGCATCACTGTCAGTAACCCTTTTTGAAAACATCCTTCTATCTGCCATTTCATCCTCCCAACTGCCTTAAAATATCAGCGAGATTCATTTTCTGTTGCTCCGGTGTGAGTTCTGTTATCGTGACCTCTATTCTCGGATTCTTCGGGTCAACATCGGTGTCAAAATAAAACCGGTGTATACATTTCTGGTTGTCCTCGGCAAGCACCTGCGTCTTTACAAGTGAGTCCTGCACAAATTTCGAGGTACAGGACAGAATATTATCATTATCACGCCGCCTATTTGGCTCAAAGAAGTGATAATAGATCAATACCGGTTTACTTATCCTCAAGCGTCCCAACTGTTGCCGTATCGTCAAAATAATAAGGGTCTCGCAGTCTTTTTTCACTTTACCGCCCGCATACGGATTTCGCCGATTAGCAGCAGTATATTCATTCAATCCCTCTAATCTGCCAGGGATAACAAATTTATATTGCATAGCACTCCCTTCACAAATAACTTTTTCCGTATCTTTTGCGAAAAGCTTCTCTCGCATCATCCTCTGACATCCCGCCAGATACCGCGTGTTTTTCCCATGCAAGCTGTCCTATAATGTGACTCATGACATTCATTTCATGGTTCATGTGCACGCTTTGCTTGCCTGTGTGGTGTTCCTTTGTCAGCGGAATCCATAGTCCATCCGCATCTGACTTATCCCTATTGGGACCACCGAACAAGTGGTGTCTCTCTATGTTCGGTGTCCCATCTATCAGGTCGTAGTCAGCATATTTCATGTTAATTACGATTGAATCTTTCATGCTTCTCCAATCAGTTCAGACGACCATTTCGGCTGCTGCAGAATCCTTGTATGTCGGCAATATGAACATAGTTCGCATCTGATCGGCGGTACTTCTCCGGCCTTTAATGCAAGGATTGACGGTGTGTTCTTTTCAACCTCTGCCAGTGCTTCATCGAGCAACGTCTGTTCCACTGCAATTACCTGTATGTCCGGTTCATCCTCTTTGCTGACAGCTGCAATGAAAAATGGAAGCTTTTCTCCTGTGTTTATCTCAACAACTTTCTGATATACCGCCCCCTGAATGTAGTAACCCCACTCTGCAAGGAAGTTCATATAACCCGCATCACCATGCCAAAACGTCTTTGTGATACTCTGGCAGGTCTTCAGATCAACAATGGCTTTTCCCGGATGATAACTGTCTATCTTTACTTTCCAAAGTGTGCCGAACATTTCGGCAGTCATGATTACCTGCTTCTGCCCTGACATATACGACATAAACAATTCGTCACGTTCGCAGCGGTTGATCATAATATTGGCTTTGTTATATTGCGAATACAGCGATCCATCTTTCTTGAAAATTGATGTATGCTTTGCCTTGAACAGATCCAGTGTTCCTTCAAAGTGTGCATCAACGTAAGAACCAACCATCAGCGCAACTGAATCTTCCATGTTCTCAATCCACTCTCCATGCAGCTTAGCAAGGGCATGTTCTTCGCATCCCGGCTTGCCATATGTTCCGCAAAAATCTTTGTACTGAGAAACTGATAGGAACGCTTCATCTGCTTCGCGGCTGAAATAATTCTCTGCTGTCAATATCATTTAAACTGTTCCTCCGCTTCTTTCATGACTTTTTCTGTTACCCCAAGAGGATTCGGTGCAGCAGGGAGAACAGTCTTTGCGCTGTCCTCTGCTTCCCCTTCCACCGTGCAACCCATCAAAGCATTCGGTATGTATGCTCTTGCAAAAAAGGCTGCTGCACGATACATAAGCATCTGCTGTGGCATATTCTTCCACTTTGTATTCTTGCCATACCATCCTTCATCTTTTGCCATCTGGATAGTGATCTCAGTTCCTTTAATAATTTCCCCTGTAGCTTTTCTTGTAGCCACAACGCGGCATCCCCAATCATCTGCTTTTTCATTACCGGACCATTCGTAAGATACACCTGTGAACTCAGGCGCAGCTTTTACCATACTCATGCAGGACTGACCGCTCCATGACGGTTTACCCTTGACGATGTAAAGGTTCTGCATGACAAACATAGGGGATACTCCCATGCGATTAGCCATATCGACAGCTATCGTGCAATCCATTGATTTACCCTGATATGTGTCAGGTACCAAAGAAGATGATGCAAACATCTTCCCTATGTCATAAAGTTCCTTAAAGGCATCCAATGTTGCAAATGACCCGATTGTAGATATAGGCTGCTGCACTACTTCTGATAATTCGTTTTCCATTGATCAAATCCCCCTTATAGTTCAATAACTTCCATGCAATCTGCGTCTGTTGTTCTTGTGCTTATAAACTGCAGGCCTTTTTCTTTGCACTTCGCATATAGCTTCTCGCGCAATCCTGTGGACAGTTTCTCTGCTCCGTCAATCAGGATGATGCTAAGTCCGTTTGGATTCTGGATTGCAACATCGATGCACAGATCAAGCTTTTCTCCATCCGACAGGTTGCTTACCGGAAGTCCGTTTATCAGCGGAACACCATTTTCGACTGTCAGACCTTCAATTGGGATTGTGCATTCTGCCAAAATCTCGCCCGGAAGAGAACGAGCCTTTTCGATCTTGTCCGTAAGTCCCTGAGACTTTAATCCCATTTCTGAGATTTCTTCCTGCATACGCATCATTCTCTTATATTCGTTTATATGACTCTGCATATCCTCGATTGTCTTTGCCTGTGATTGCAGTTCTGTAACGTCATTTGGCTCTTTATCCGCAAGGTCTTTGTACTCATCAACCTCTGCATCGAATTTAGCCATGCTTGCCTTGTAATCGCTGTCAATGACTGCCATCTTGTCGATTTTCTTGGATGCAAGACCATCCTTTTCAACTTCCAATGCCCTGATCTGTTCCTTCAGGGATGCGATATCTTTATCAATCTGCCCTGATCTTGTATTGATCTCACGTTCCAATGCAGCAACTGAAATTTCCCTGTCCGCTTCAAACTTACGGACCTTATTGTCACGGTTTTCAATAAGAGATTTCGCCTTTTCGATCTGCTGATTTTCTTTCAGTTGGCGTTCGATCTGCTTATATACTTCCCCTGCCTGTTCCTTTTCCCATTTCTCCACGTCATACCCATCCGGGATAGTAGCAACGATCTCTTCAACAAAAGCTTTCTTATTGCGGATATCCCGATCAATATTCCGGCGGTTCTGGTAATACTCTCCGCTCTCCGACTGGATGTCATTGAGTACAGCAAGGATATTCTGATCGTATGATACCCACGCAGGAATTTCGCCGAACCATTCGTTAATATTGGTCATATCCCATTTGTATTCGATCATGTCCAGAATGATAGAGTTCTGCTCTTTCTCACTCATTGACATAAACTCGACCGGATTAAGCTGCAGCGGTGTGAAAATATCTTTTAAAAATGCTTCGGGTCCGTTGACTTCCAGACCGTTGCGCTTTATGGATTTGTAATCTGCAGCATTTGTCCGTGCCTTACGGTCGATTGTGATTCCGTTGTCAGTCTCAACGATGATTTCGCCCTCTGTCTCGCCTTTATGCACCACATATTTGCGGGTACTCTTATTTGTGAGTGCGTACCGGATTGCATCAATGACAGATGTTTTACCAATTCCATTCTTCCCGGACAACTCAATGCTGCTTCCATCCTGCTCGTATTCCTTTATTCCAAAAAGATTTCTGATCTTGATTTTTGTAATGTTCATTTATTTTTCTCCCCATCTTCTGTGTTATGGTTTTTCTGATACTTCTCAATTGCGTCCATTACGTCTTTTCCGACCTCATATCCGGTCAGAAGCCTTAATGTTGTGCTTTCCGATAACGATAGCACTCCGTATTTTTCAGATTCCTTAAGATCACGTTCACGGATGTAATCGTTGACCTTTTCAACTGCAAACTTAGCTTTCAGAAGTTCTTTATATTCTTCCTGCGTAATTTGGATATAATCTTCTGCGTTCATTCAGTCACCTCCTATTTGTTATCCGCACGCTCCAGTGCGTAAGCTACTGTCAACACATCGTTTGCATAATCACTGATGTAACCATCCCCTACCTTGCTATCTCCGTTGTAAATTTCCAAACAACTCGGTACATCAGGATATTCAGTTATCAGATCTGCCAGATAATCCGCAGCTACATTGATACAATCTTTTGGATCTGTCAGACTGGTTGCTCCAATGTCTGCCATGCGGTCCGTGTGCCATGTAACCGACACCTGCATGACACCAATGCAATCTCCATTTACCGCATCAGGGTTGCAACTTGATTCCTTCCAGCACATTGCCATAAGCAGTTCCGGACAAATTCCATATTTATTTCCTGCATCGGTACAATATTCCCTGATATTTTGTGGTATACTGACTTTGTAATTTTTGAGTGTCTGCTGTGCAGCGTATTGGATCTGATTCGCGGTCATATCCTGCTGTACAGTGGACTCTTTTTTAGCTGCAATCGATACCGGATGGTGGATCATCTGGTAGTAATCGTCTGTGTACGGTGATGATCCGTTAGCATTTACTCTCACATCCGAAAACGGATTATCCCCTGTGGCTGTTACAAATCCGATTGACGGACTTTCCAGTTCCGCCGCTTCCACCTGCATCACAATCGGTTCCGGTAAAACACGTTTCTCCGGTCTGTAACCCTGTGACTGCCCTGCTCCAAAACAACTTATTCCTGCAATAATGATTCCGATTACAACTGCAATTTTTGTTTTCATGGATTCCAGTCCTTCCTTTCCATTTTGAGTTCGTTGCATATCGCAGCTACCAAAGGCTTTGATGCCTTAAAGTTTCTCTTGTGATATACTCCGTTGTCCGCGAAAAGTTGATTGATACTTCCCACGCTGTATCCGGTTAATTTTGCAAGGCCTTTCCTGTCTATTCCCTTTTTGATCATCCGAATCTTTACTGCCTGGCGAAATGCATTCAGTTCCTTTTCGTCTGGTATTGTCACCGAATAGTACATTCCGCTCCTTTCCATGTCTGATCCCACCATTTACGGCATTTTTTACACGTAAATTCCCCTCCTGAAATTCTCTTTGGACAAGTTTCATAATTGGTATAAGGAATTGGACAAACACCAAAATAAACAAAATCAGACTGTTCTTTATCCCATCCCAATTCAGCAGCGTAGTGTTCAAGGTTCGTAGGGTTATCCTTCGCATACTGATGAACGATCAGAACATATTCGATTGCGTGTGACAGTTCAATGTGTTTGTCATTCGGAAAATCTTCCACGAATCTTGCTGCATCTTTTACATACTGTTCGTTGGTGTATTCCTCACCGTTAATTACAAATGAAGCTACTGTAAAAGGTCTGTAAAGAACAGAACTATCAATACTCCTCCTGCAAACAGGTTCAGCATAAAAATGAACTCCATACCGGAATGAATCTAAAAAATCGTTGTGTTTATTTTCCTTCGGTTCCTGCTGGTTTTTGTTTACAAGTTCAAAGTATTTTGTATAAACGCAGGCTTCTGTTCCTACCTGTTTAGTATCTCCATCTAAAAATCGCAATAATTTAATCCACATGCGATCTTCATCGACAATTACTGACACTTCCGCATCGATCAAATTTTCATATGCGTATCCCTTATTTCCCTTTACATGATCTCCTACCTGAAATTTATTCATTCTTTTCCTCCCTCTTTTTGTTTTCTTTACGTGCAGCAGATATTTCCTTCATGTCTTCCTCTGTGATTCCAAGTCTGTCAAAAATAGTGCATATTACTGAGATTTGTACCGGTTTTGGCTGATCTACCAATATTCTTTCTGTAATAGCACAGCTTTCCGAAATCACGGTTTTTGCTTCTCCAACTGCGATCAAACGCCCTTTATCCATTTGAATCATTTCTTTCCCTCCATCAAATACTTTTTGTCCTCTTCCGAGAAACTGCAGGTGCGTATCAAAGTCCTTATTTCATCCAATCTCAGCATTTCCGGATTGCGAATGTGATGATTCAGTGTTGACACGTTCATACCGGTCTGTTTGCAGATCTGTATGGATGTCTTTCCACTTCTTGCTATTGCTGCCCTGATTATGTTTTCTGTTTCATCAGTTATGATTTTTGGCATGGTAAATACCTTCCTTATTTTTTATATGTTCTTACTTTCAATTTCTTCTTTAAGTACCAGAGGGAGTTCATAACTGTTAATAATCTTTATTACTGCTTCCTTTTCTCTGCGCTTAATTGCCTTGAAACTCTCAACACCGAACTGTCTGTGTATTTGCTCATAAATGTCTTTGTATACCTTTGTAACAAGGGACCTGTCAGAATAAGCAACTGATAATTTACCGCCAAGTACCTTGAGTCCTCTTCTCTTTGCTGCTCTTGTCACCTCTTCAATTTCAGCCGGGAGCATGGGAAGGTCTGTTTTGAAAGTCTGGAAATCTTCATTTACAGCATCTATTTTCTGTTCAAGTTCAACATGCCCCTGCGCCAAAAGTACAATCTGACCTGCAGTTGTCTGCGGTACTACATAAGAACCAGTCTGGCGAATCTGCGGAAGTACTTCAGATGTGATCCATCTTCTGAACTTCTTTGCTGACGGAAGTTTGCTGTCAAGTACGAGGCTGTAAAGACCGGATTCATTAACCACTGTCATGTTTCTGATTTGACCTGACGTCGCGAATTGCGACACCAGCTTATCTTCATCATCCACGTGTTTGCTTACTGCATCCCTCGTGTTTGAATATCCAAGAGAATCCGCAAGGTCTTTCCCTACGAACCAGACTTCATTGTTGACAATCACTGTTCTTACCTGACCAAATTCGGGACTATTAAAAATACGAACATCATTTTCCATTGATAAATCTCTCTTTCTGCTGTATAATTACAGCGACTATAAAAAATTGTTGTTTCCGCTCGGTGTTCCCGCACTGGGCGGATTTTTTTGTGATAAAATATTGTTTACAGGCTTCCGACAAAGACGAGTAAAATTGGAAGGAGGTTCCAAAATGATAAATTCTCTTGATGCAAATTCTGATGTAAAAATTGCAGCAAAGCTTTACGTGCAAAAAGCCGATACGTCAAATTTATCTCCGGAAGATTTCTTTAAGTTTTACAAAGACGTAGAAGCAAAGATGTACAATTACGAAAAGGAACAGGACGTCTCTGTATGGCCGTGCTAATTCCCTGTAAACGTTGGTCATGATTTCTGTATACTGACCAACTTCAGGCGGGAACGTTGTCTTCTCCGTGAGCTTTGCGATACGCTCGGATTGTTCATGGAGAAGTCTCCTGCTTTCAATCATTCTTTTTAATTCGTTCATATTCTTATTCTCCTTTTCTCTCAATTCTCTTCATCATCAAATGATTCGTTTTGCAACATTTCCATTGTGATTCCTGCTTCTGCCAGTTTCTTGCCTTTCTTTTCCAGATCACGAAGACTGTATAGCCTCTGCCTGCGCCTGTAATCGTTCCGTATTTTCTTCTTTGCAAGTTTCACGTACTCGGAATCGCGGAGCCTTGCTATCTCTTTTTCTACTTCTGCATCTGTTAATCCCTTCATGTGTCTCCTTTCTCGCTATTTGCGAGATTCTTAGGCAAAAAAATAACATCTATCGGAAGACCGTAAATAAAAGAAAGTTCATATGCTTGTGAAACTTTCGGTTCGGATTCTCCGATTTCCCATGCCTGTATCGTTCTTGCGCTTACATTCAGCTTTTCAGCCACTTCATCACGTGAAAAATTTGCGTTTTTTCTAGCTGCAGCAAGACTTAATTTGATCTTTCCCAATCTTTTGAAACCTCCTTTCTGTTCTGTATACTGATAATATTATCTCGCTTTGAGGGGATTGTCAATACTAAAAGCGAGTTTTTTTGTTTTTTCTAGTTGATTTTCTCGCTAAATGTGATAGCATTAATTTAACGAGAAAAAAATCACATAACAGGAAGGTAACAAAATGTCTGATGAAGAATACAAAAAAATATTTGCGCAAAAAATAAATTATTATCTTGTACAAAATAGAAAAAATCAATCTGATTTGATTCGTGATCTTGGATTGAGCTCTTCCACAGTTTCAAACTGGTGTACAGGTTTGAAACTTCCTAGGATGGGAACAATACAAATGCTTGCGGATTATTTCGGAATAGAAAAATCTGATTTACTGGAAGATAAAAAAGAAGATTATTATTTTAATAAAGAAACTGCAAAGATCGCACAGGAAATGCATGATAACAGTCAGTTAAAACTACTTTTCTCCGCTGCAAGAGATGCTTCTCCCGAAGACTTGGAAGCAACATACAACATACTTATGGCACTAAAAAAGAAAGAAAAGAAAGATGGAGCAGATTAACGTTGTAATGATGGATATCTCAGTAGATGAAGCTGTTACAAAAAATGAAGATGGGAGTTACACTGTTTTTATTAGTGATTCTCTTTCACGGGAATACAAACAAAAAGCATACATTCACGCATTGACTCATATATGTAACTGTGATTTTGAAAAGGGTAAAAATGTTCAGGATATAGAAAGAACAGCACATAATAAAATGGCGTAAAATACAATCTAGGAGAATTAT